ATATTATAATATATAAAACTAGTGTTTAGTTATACAAACTTTTTTATAAAATGCAAATATTTTAAGATTTTTTATTTCTAAAACATAAGAAATTTTTAGTGTATAGTTTTTCTTTAAAGTTGTGAGTTAAATTAGTAGATATATTTTTAATTATTGATTCTATTTCAGGCAATTGTTTACAATCTTTTTGTTTAAGATATAATTCAAAAGTTAAAAATGTTTTTTTTGCTTTTTTTATTCTATTATCACACAAATCAATATCAAATATAAAATTTTTATCAAATATTGAACTATACTCAGATATTAATTCACTAACCAATTTATTATATGAAGTTTTTAATTCATTAACTTCACTTACATAATCATTAGATTCAAAAGAAGGTGATATATATGTATTCCCAACAATATATATCACCTCTGGTTTTTTATGATTCGTTGAACCATATTTAGTCTTAAAGCTTGGATTAATATCAATATTATATTCTTTATTCAAACGTTTCATTTTTTTAATATATTTTTAACATATAGAATATATGTTAAAAATCAAAAAAGTCAATAGCTCTAAAGATTTTTTTTTAATATGAATAAATTGCATTGTCTTTATTATTCAAATAAATTTTATGAGCCAATTCTTTTATTTGAATAAATGCTCCACTAGCAGAAGTTACATTTCCTTCTTCAGTCATATCAATGCCAAAATCGCATAATTTAGATATTTCTTTTAATAATGTTGATTGTTCATCTCCATTATCAGTCATCTTATATGTGGCTTCATCTATTTTACTTTCTTTTTTATTTTTTTGGTTCTCTTTTGTATTTAATACGCCTTCACTACTATTCTCCATCAATATTTTAGAGATAATAGATTCTACCATTTCATTTACATCTTTTCTTTTCAAAGAAACAACTTTTTTCATTTTATTTTCATTTATCATACTATTGATAAGACTTTCTTTATCTTTAACAATATTATTATTTAATTTTTCAAAATTGATGATAACATAAACATTTCCGATAATATAGCCATCAATTCCCATGTTAAGTAATATTTGACTAATGCTTTTCATTCCTGTTGAAGATAACTTGTTGTAAGCAAAAGACAAAATTTCATACATTATTGATTCACCGTTTAATGGCTTAAAGTCATATGTTGACAGTAATTCATAATCATTATAGGAAATACCTGATAATAACTTATCATTTAAATAAGTTTTATATTGTTCAATCTCATTATTAATGGAATCATATTCACGATTACTTCTAACATTATCCAATTGATAATTTAATTGTTCAATTCTATTTTTTATGTCATATGGAGATATTATATTTAATTGATTAAAGGTATTATTACTATCAACAATATTCATGCCTTTAGTTGATAATATCACAAATTCGTTACCATATTCTTCTGCTTTGTAAGCTTCATTTGTGAAATACGCTCCATATCCTTCTCTTCCTCTACTACCACCTTTAATTTTATTTGAATCAAAAGCATCAAACTTTTCATTAGTGCCATGAAAGATATATCCTTGTTGAGCTAACATTCCAATAATTCTATAACGAAATGTCTGGTCTTTTTGAAAACGTTCATATGCTGTCATATTACTATTCACTTAATGTATCTTTTATTTCTAACATTTCAGCCACATCTTTTACTAAAGAAGATTCGCTAAATTCTCTATTTAAAACACGTTCTTTGATAGATAATAGTTTTTCCTTAATATCACCTTCAGCTTCTTTTAAAACATCATTAATGGCTTCTAAAGCTTCGTTTTTGCATTTAGTAAATATCTTTTTTTGTTTTTCAGTTTTTGAATCTGATTTGGCATCAACTAATTCTTGTACAAACGTTTTTTCTTCTTCAGTCAGTATGTTACCATATTTTTCTTCCATTTCATGTAAGAAACTATCTAATGTAATATCAATATCTTGGTTTTTATCAGTTAAATTATTATTGTTGTTTTTATTTTCATTAATAAAAGATGTGATATTACTTGTTGCATTAATGTAACCAGCTAGTGTTTTGAAGCTTTTCTTATTTGTTAAAACATATTCAATTGATTCAAACAAATTTTCTGTCTTATCATCAATTTCTATCTCTTCATTTAAATTATTTTTCTGTATAATATCAATTAATTTTTGATTTGATTCTAATACATCATTCAATTTAAGATTTGGGATTATAGATAAAGCTTCATTGACAAATTTTTCACTATCAGCTAAATCATGTACATTATACAATGTATTATATAATTGAAATTGAGACAAAAGATTTTTATCTTCTTTGATTGTCTTAATATAAGAAGCAATCACTTTACGTCCACTTTTTGATTTATATAATTCAGGTGAATTGCTTTCAAATACTTTATGAATGATACCAAAGTTCTTATTTTCTCCATATAAACTACTGATATTATTTTGTGTATTTTCTATATCATTTTTTCCTAAATCAAATAATTCATTAGATTTTTGTCTTAATAAATCTCCTTGTTCAAAATTTCCATCACGATAAGCAATTAATGCTTGTTTCATTAATTCTTCTGCTTTCTGCAAATTTTCGTTCATAATAAATTATTTTTAATATAAATATTAATCCAAAATAATAAAAGCCTACTGTTACATAGGCTTTTATTTATTAAGTTTGATTACTCATTTACATGTTTTTCTAACTCTTCAGCAATATTGTTAAGTTCTTGGTTTACTAAAAATGTTTTGTCAATAATAGGAGTTCTTTCTTTTTCTTCTTTCATTGTTTCTTTTTTATGTAAATGGTTTAAATATATGTTATAATATTTTTCTTGTTTTTTCTTAATATCTTCCATTACTCTTTTCTTTTCGGATATTAAAGTGCCACTTAAATGTTTAGTAATCATTTCCCCAAGATTAGGTTCTTGATTGTTAGGGTTTCCACCACCTTCATCTTTCATAGCATCAGTCATTGGTATTTCTCCTTCTTGTCCTACATCTTCACCTTCCATATTACCAATTCCGCCACCAATATCACCACTAAAATCAGGTACTCCGCCTGCATTTCCACCAGCTCCACTTTCCATACCTTCTTCAGGACTACCTTCAGAATATTCAGCACCAGGTTCTCCATATAATCGGTCAACTGGGTCAAACAGACCTGTTTTCTTAATAATTTGAGATGTTTTAGCTAATTCCATTGCTAAAGCTCTTTCAAGTCTAATCTCTTTCAAGTTTTCACTGATTTCATTATCATCCCATTTCATGATTTTCTTTAATGCGCCTGTCCAAGACATAATTGGGATGCCATTTCCAGGGTCAGTAACAGCCATCTGTGCCGTTTGTATTTTTTTACTTAAATTTTCAATTTCCATCATTTCCGCTTGTGAAGATGGATTGTTCATTGTTAAATTAAAATTAGTTAAATCATCAGTAAAACCTAATAAATAAAGATGAATTGTTGCAATTTTGGTTAATTCCATTAACAATGCTTGTTGGATACGAGCTACTGTTCTTGTAAATCTAATATCCATTAATGAAAGATTCTTGCCATCTCCTGCCGATTCTTCAAAATTAAGAAATGCTTTAGGCATTCTTAATGCTGTCAACACTTTATTTTGAATGAATTTAATATCATCCATTGCCGTTAAGTTTTGTGCTGCTGGTAGTGTATCAATTGGATTTGGTGCTGCTTCATCTCTGACAGGTATAAATATATCCTGTGAAACATCAAGAATATTTTTTCTTAAATCCACTTGTCCAGTTGCGGGGTCTACAATTGGTGTACGTTTAAAATTATCAGCAATTTGATTAACATATGCAGGTACATCAGCATCATCAATATTACCAACAAATATCTTATATACACGTCTTTCAACTGAACGTTCTAAACGATATATTAACATCATATCTTCCATTAAAGACAACATTCTCCAATGTCTTCTAGCTTTATGTAAATAAGAGATACCATATGGCAAAAATAATGAATCATAAAGTAATCTAAAATGTGCAATTTGCCAATTTCTATAAGGAATATATTCGTTTTGACCAACCCACACAAATTTGGTAGATGTATCTACATCTCCAATATCTGCATTTAAATTAGTTGAAGAATACGGATTTGACATACCATATTCATATCGTTCCATTTCATATACAGGTAATTGTTTCCATCCCATGACGCCATTTTGGTCATTAACATTTAATAACATAAAATTATTACCATATTTACACATAGCACGACATATCATAGGTAACGTAATATGAATATCTAAACGATTTACGAATAAATCCTCTAAAATAGATTTAATACGTTCTGATTTGGATGTAACATTAACAATGTTTGATTTATCATTAGTAGTGCAAGATTCTTCCATAACAACATCTAATGCGGCACCAATTTCTGGAAACCAATCCATTAAATCAGCATCTCGATACATCATTCTAACTGGGTTAAGACCCATTAACGAGTTATTAGCTAATTGTACATTAGCTTTAACCCACATATTGTTTAATAGTTTTTGTTGCTTTTTTTGTAACAACTGTTGCTCATATTCTTCTTTATCGTTTGTTCTGAATATAATATCATCAGAATTAGGATTCATGTGGTATGAGTTCACTGTTATATTCTTACTTTGACTCATGTCAGAATTATTTAATTGAACTCCACCACCAAACATAACTTTTGTTAATTTTTGGTATATTGTAGGTGTTTTAACCATTTTTTATTATAAAATAAATTTATTATATTATTAAGTAAATAGTTATCTTTTTATACTCCCAATAAGCCACATATAAGTTCCACTCACTTTTTGCATTTTTTGGTCTAAAGTTTTTTTGTTATAAAATGGTAAAATTCTATCAGGAGCAATAGAAACTGATTTATTTTCTATTGTTGGACGTTTAATTGGGTTAATATTGTTATTGACAACCCATGATTTTAAAATTACAGCATCTTTTTTCTTGGTGTCTTCCATTTTAAAAAATGAAAACTGAAGAACAAATAACGCCATTGCTATACATGTTAAAGTATCATCATGACAACCATCCATGTGGTCAATACGTCTTGCTTCTCCTTTGAAAATCCAAGTTTCCATTTCATTAATAACACGGATAGACCTAACTCTAAATGAATTATTTTTAACCATTGTAACAAAGTTGCTTAACATTTGATAACGAACTGATGATTGATGGAAACCAGGAAGCCTATCAGTATCTTTAAGATTATATTCACTATATTTTCTTTGAATCATGTAAGTTTTTAATGATGGGTCATCATAATATAGATTAGGATATTTAAGGCGCATTAAAGTTAAAACAGCAGCGTCACCTGTACCACCTACACAGTCAATAACGACTAAAGCATTGTTATATGCTGTTGCATAGTTAAATACAATTTCACCTATTTCATCACCTGTTCTTTTTCCGTTATATTCAAGAACTTGGTCAAAATAAGGATTACCATTTTCGTCTTTTGCATCAATATCAATAATTTCAATGGCTGTTTTATCCGCAGCATCACCACGAGAAGCATCTACTGAACAAATATATCTATGCCCTGGAATAGGGTCTTTCCAAATCCAAGTTTCTTCAACAAATGGGTCTTTTAAATTCCAATCATCAGGCAAATAAACCACATTATTATTAAGTTGAAATTCTATCACTTCAGGTGAAATAACGTTATCAGATGAACCTAAGAAAGACACATTCAATTCTTGTGCAATTTTCATTTCATCACCATTGAAACTTTGACACATGTTTTCATACCAAGGAGATGTTGGAATCCAACCATTTTTTTCTAATTCACGCCATCTTTCTTCATTATATCTTATATTTCCTTCAGTATCTATTGTTTCTTCTTTAATCCATTCAAATTCACCAGTTTCTTTATCTTTTTTATACCATTTTAAATTACGATTATAACGAAGGTCTTGAAACCATTTAAATTCTACTGCGTTATAATTATTTTTCTTTTCTAATGCTTTAGAATAAGTACGATAATAAAGTTGGTCCTTACCATTTGGTGTTGATACCATAATGATTTTTGCATCTCTTACAGATGCGGTTGCTGCAACAGCTTGTGCATAAACAGAAAGTCCATTCTCAATAAACGCTGCTTCGTCAAAAATCAATATAGAAACAGCCGAAATACCACGAGCAGCATTTTCGCCTGAAGAACGAGCCACTACTTTACATCCATTGAATAATTCAAGTTCAGATTTGTTTCTAATCACATAAATAGATTTTTTATTTTTTTCACTCTTAGGGTCTGGTGAATAAAATTCATCTCCCCAAAAATATCTTGGAACTTGGTCTAAAAAATCACCAATTTTAGTTACTAACTGTTGAGAAATGTCAAGTTTGTTACCAATACATAAAACTGTTTCAGGGGCGTCTTTAGCTGCAAAAACAATTTGGGCTGTTATCCATGCACTAGAAACTGTTGTAATACCTGCTTGTCTATGTTTGATGGCTATTGAATTAGGATATTTTACTATACTTTTTAAAAACTCAATCTGCCTTGGAAATAATTTAAACGGTACTGATTTTCTTTTATCAGCATCAAATGTTGATAGGAAATTTTCGATAAAATACTTCCGTGTTTTATCACTATAACTTTTTATATATTCGATTTGTATCTGTTGTAGTGAAATCATATTTTTACGTTTTTATTTACATAAATAGTTGATTATATGTATATAAATAAAATAGAGGGTTTTGAAGCCCTCTATTAATTAGTATTTTAGATACAATCAAGTTCTTCAGGAAGAAAGCATTCATCATCTCCAATGACTGCAACTTGGCTATTTTTATCATCTAAATAAGTATCAAAATCATCTTTTTCTTTTTCATGTAATATGAAATTAATCATTCCTTTCATTAATTCTTTACCTTTTTTTGTTCTAGCAAAAATCTCTTTCATAAATTGATGAAATTCATCAACAGGTAATGAAACTAATTCAGTAAAAATAAATGGTATTCCCACTTCAAGTTGGTCGAATGAATTAATCTTTATCATATCACTGACCATTTCCCATAATGAATATCCTAATCTCATATCCCAAGGTTCGGCTAATAAGAAATCAGATTTTTTAATAACATATAATGCATCTTCTCTTTTTTCAGGTAATCCATGTGCAGCAAACAACTCTAAGAAACCTCTAAACGATTCATTTAATAAAATTGGAAATATAATACCTTTGGCTTCTATTGTTGCTTGTTCAACATCATTACCAAGATGCACATCCACATTCCCAGCATCAGTTCTTGACTTTTCATCATCAATATCAGTCTTTAAAAATAATAGGAAATTGTTTATTTTAATTATCTTTTCATACAATGTTGGTAGTTTGTAATTCAATGCATATATTTCTTTAACGAATGCTTGAATGTCACTTGAATATTTAAAAGCTGCGCCTTGTATTAATGAATTAACTAAACGTCTTTTATAAACTTCTTTAGATAATCGGTCTAAATCTTCAACCCCATCAACTTCAATATCATCAGTTTTCTCAGGGGTTAATCTTTTTTCAGAATTATCAATTCTATCTACTAATTCACAACTAAAAGACACTGAATCTTTAGGTATGTTAAATAAATCATTAACTAAATTAGCACATAACTTTTCCAAATTATCTTTTAATGGCTTTTCAATTTTTTGACATTCATGTACTAATTTCCCAAGAACATTTGTTAAATTTTCTTCACTTAGTTCACCAATATCATCAAATTTACTTAATTCATTATATAAATGTTTGAATCTTTTATTAACGATTTTGTAGTCAAAACAATCTTCATCTTCAGGTGGAAACGATGGGTGGTCTCCTAAAGATGTCTTATGACTTGACAAATGTTTTATTAAATGTTTTGGTAATTTAATATCATCTTTGTTATCATTAATCAATCCTTCAATAAGCATATTTTGTCTAACTATTATTTTTTTCATACGCCTTGTTTAACTTATTTTTGTTGACCTTTAATATTTTGTTTAGTCATGTTTTGAGCATTCTTAAATTCGGATTCTTTGCGATTAATTTCAGCCTTTGGAATGTATTTTGTTAAATCAGCCATGTTAATAATTTTATTTATCGTTTTCATATTACGTCCTTGTTTAAATAATGTATCAAAAAACATGCTAATTGCATTAATATAATTTTCTTTTGCTTGCTTAATTTCGTCTGATAAACTCATAACTTCACTATTAATCAAGTCACTATACATAATAGAATCAGAACTTTCATTTAACTTATTATTAATTTTTTCACTGATTTCTTTTTTGGTTAAAATTGTCGCATTTTTTAAAAGATTTTTTATACGCATTTCTTTTATTGCCTTTTTAGAAACAACGACACTTTCTTCTGCTGGTATATTATATCCTACTTTATTTGGATTAATGCCATCTTTTTGCGCATCACGTTTTGTATTTTGTATAGCCTGATTTATGTTACCATTAGTTAATCCTGTATTAACAGTTAAACTTACAGCTTCCTTAATGGCTAATTCATGTTGTTCTTTAGTTATTTTAATTTTTTTCATTGTAATAATATAATTTATATATAATTATCTTACAAATAGCCTAAAAAATAAAATCACCAAATAAAGGATATCTGGTGATTTTAATGATTTATCTTAATTTTTATTTAAACATTGGTGAAGTGTAAGGTTTAGTTTTAAAACTTTTGTTAACTTTGATTTTATCATTATTTACATTATTAGGTTTTTGCAAAATAATATCATTAACTATTTCATCAATATATGATTCTAAATTTTCAGTTAGCTTTTTTGTATATTTTTTATTTTCCATTGGTGACATTTCAGGATTTTGACTCATATCCTGATTATTGCCCATTGGTGGTGTATCTACATTATCCTGTGATGTATCTTGATTATCAGAATCAGAATTTTCATCTGATTTTATTTTACTTATAATTTCTTCAACATCTTCAGGTGATAAACCTTCCACTGCTGCATCATTAGCCATACCTGCCACATATTTGTTTAAATCCACATCTGGATTGGGTAAACCTTCATTATATTTTCTTAATGATTGGCTCAATTTACCTGCTAATTGTTGGATGTATCTTTTTGGGTCACTATTTTCATCAGCTTCTACACCAGCGTCAAAATCAGCATCAAATTGTTCATCATTACTTTGTGTTTGTTCTCCATCCATATCATCCATAGGTGGCATTTGGCTACCAATTTGTGGTTGAGGATTATCCATAGGTGGCATTTGATTGTTCGTTACACCACCTTGGGGCATTTCCTCTTTTTTATCAGTTTTAATTTTCAATACTTTTTTTTCACCAAGTATATCTGATAGTTGTTTATCATATCCTTGATAAGAATCAGGGTTTGATGTTATTTGATAATATTTAAGTAATTCACCAAACATTGCACTATCTTTTATTGTTGGGAAATTATAAACTAATCCATCTTTTTGAAATGGTAAGTTAATTTTTTTAAAAAAAGCTTCTAATTCATTATCAGGTCTATTAAATTCAAAGGTAAAACTTTCATTCACTTTTTTTTTTTACTTTGACCATCAGTATTTCCTTTTTCTGAATTGTTGCTTGCAGTCAATTTCATTTGACTTAATTTTTTCATTACAGAATCTGTAATTATTTTAACAATATCATCAAAAGGTGCAGAACTACCAATTTTTAAACCATATGGCTTGTCGCCATCAACTGATTTATCATTCCAATCTTTTGCACCATTAGGAGCTACTTCAGTGTTAGGAGGTAAAGTCATAACATCTTTTTGATAAGCAGGATGTTTACCAAAGTCATCTAAAACAGTACCTTCATTAACATCTTTGTTTTTAAAATCATTCCATGTTGAGCTTATACGTTTACCCATTGTAGAGATTTTATCAGAAGAGTCCATTGCAGCCATAGCAGCTTTCCCCTTTTCGTCACGAACATTCAAATTTTCATCTCTGTAATCGCCACCAACTTCTTCACCTCTAGTTTTAGCACTATTGTTGGCTACCATACGGTCAAATTTATTCCAAGAATGCGCATTGTCTGCTTTCTTCAATAAGTTATCTTTTTCATTATCTTCATCTAATGCTGAACCTGTCATATCCTTACTTTCTTCCCAAGGTAAATTTTGCCCATTTGAGTATTCAGAGTCAAAAGCATTATCACTTGGTATTTGAGGCTTTTGAACTTTAGCAAATTGTGGGTTTTGTTGTATAAATGCTTCCCATGCATGGTCAAATTGTGTTCCATAATCTTGATATTCATCAGGCATTCCAGCAAAGTTTTCAACATCATCTTCAGACAAATCATCTTGTGTATAATCAACACCTGGGAAAGGAATATCTTCATCCAAATCTTCATTGATTTTTTTATCAAACGGTTCAGAGCTACCAATTTCTCCGTTTCCTGGTTTTGGCTTGTTGATGTTATCTCCTTCTGTGTGCATTGCTCCATCAGATTCATGTATTTTTTCAGTATCAGCTTCAGTCTGATTACTTTCTTGACCTAATTCATCACAAAATGGTGCTGAACTACCAATTTCAGTTCCTTTAGCTTTATCCAAATAATCTTTGTCTTTATTCCATGTTAAAACTTGCTCTTCAGTAACTTTTATTTTATGACCTTCATTCATTTTAACAGCTTTTGCTCCTTTTGGTTTTTGGTTTGCAACTGAGCCAGCAGGAACGTATTTAGCAGCTTCCGTATGTGGAGAGTTTGTATCTGCGCCACCTTTAGGATTTTTGTCTGATTCCATATCGCTATCTGATACTGTTTCAGATTTATCAAAAGGTTTACCTGCTGTTACATGATTGTTAGATGGTTTAACAGAATCTTTATCACCTTTGGTTGTTGCTTTTTCTGTAAATGGACCATTTTTAGTTTTGTCAGAAGGGTTAGTGGCAGGTGCTTCAGGAACTTCACGGTTCATAGGTATTTTTGCATCTTCGTTTAAAATACCTGCTGCGTTACGCATAATTTGTCTTTGACGGTCAATTTCTCTTTGCATCTCTTTAGTTTCTTCAATAACCCATTCAGCTGTTTCAACAGGTTTGAATTGTTCAGTAATTGGTTTTCTTGAAGAATACGCTTCATTCAAAGACATTAATTTCATTTCTAATTGTTTAGAAGCTAATGCATAACTATTAAATTCGTTAGCAGAACGGTTCATAAATCCGCCTATATAATCATAATCTTCAGCTAAAACTTCAGTATCTTTTTTAGGAGCTGTTTTAATATAGAATTTATGGTTTTCTCTAATAATTCCATATGTTTTACCATCTGCACCTTCAACATGGTATTCAACAACTGTCTTATTGATATTTGGCTTGTTTTCATTTACCAAGCCATAACTCATAAGATTTTTCATTTTCTCTATTTGTGATTCATATATCGTCATCTTGTATATAAATTTTTTCTATTATATAGTATAATATAATTAGTTTATTTTAAATATAAATATTTCATTATTTTAATGAATTTAATT